ACAAAATCGAGTACACGTAACTAAATGCTCAGATGAAGCATATAGAGATGAATGTCAAGCAGATGCTGAAGAACAGTGGGCTGATAGAGATGTTGATGTTCCAATGGAAGCCAAGGAACATGAATGCCCAACTTGCCGAGGTGCTGGCGATTATCGCGATGAAGAACATAAAAAACATGATTGCCCAGACTGTGAAGGTGAAGGCAAATATGTTGACGAAGGTAAAATGAAAGATTTAGCTATGGACATGGAAGAACTGTCAGACAAAGAGTTTGAAGAAAAGTATCAAACTAAAAAGTCAGACTGGGACGAAGTTAAAACACCAGGACTAAGACAGGATCCAAACAAACCAGCATACATTGGTAAAATGAAAAAATTTGCGGGCGACTTAGCCGCAGAAGCAAAAGAAAAATTTACACAAGAAGAAATCCAAAAAGCTATTAGAATAGCAATGCACATGCAAGGTAATATGACAGACGCAACAGATGCTATTGACGCTATACATCCAGGATTATCTCAACACCCTGAGGTTTTTGATGCTCTTACAGTAGCCAACGAAAGTGCAGAAGTAACAGAAGAGTATGCTCCATCAGTAGGTGATCAAATTGTTACAGGCAAAGGTACTAAAGGTACTATTGAGTCAGTAACAGACGAAGCAGTTGAGTTTAGAACTGAAACAGGTAAACTATTAAAAACTGCTATTTCAAACGTTGAACCAGACGCAGTTAACGAAGATGATGTAGAAGAAGGTAACGAGTTTACACTAGCTCTTGCTAACGCTAAACGTGATGGCAAAAAAGAGTTTGAAGTTGACGGTAAAGTATATAAAGTAGAAGAAAACTACACTGAGAGATTAAAGACATTAATTAATTGGTAATGTAGTTTTTGACAAACCCTCAAAGAAAGCACATAATTTAGTTTATGTGCTTTTTTTACGACCATTTGGTAAAATATACTCATATTACTATTGACAGCATAAATAAATTATATTACACTAGTATAGTGTTTTATACACAGGCACATTTAAGGCAAAACATTATGGCACATAAAGGAGAAACATACTATGGCAAGTTTAGCAGATATCAGAGCAAAATTACAAGCATCTGAGAACAATCAAGGTAACAACCGATCATCCGGTGGTGACAACGCAATTTACGCACACTGGAACATTCAAGAAGGTACATCAGCAACAATTAGATTCCTTCCAGACGCAGATCCAAACAACACATTCTTTTGGCAAGAACGAAATATGATCCGTTTACCATTTAATGGCATTAAAGGCCAGATGGATAACAAGAACGTATTAGTTCAAGTACCATGTGTAGAGATGTGGGGTGAGTCATGCCCAATTCTAGCAGAAGTTAGAACATGGTTTAAAGATTCATCACTAGAAGAAATGGGTCGTAAGTATTGGAAGAAAAAATCATACATATTCCAAGGCTTTGTAAGAGAGAATCCAATTGCTGATGATACTACGCCAGCTAATCCAATTAGACGTTTTATTATGAGTCCTCAAATCTTTACTATTATTAAGTCAAGTTTGATGGACCCAGATATGGAAGAATTACCAACAGACTACAACGCTGGTTTAGACTTCCGTGTTACTAAAACACAGAAAGGTGGATATGCTGATTATACAACTTCAAACTGGGCAAGAAAAGAAAGTGCATTAACGGACCTAGAGCAGGCCGCAGTTAATGAACATGGTTTATATACACTAGGAGATTTTCTTCCTAAGAGACCAGGTGAGCACGAACTTAAAGTTATGAAAGAAATGTTTGAAGCATCAGTAGATGGTAGACAGTATGATCCAGAACGATGGGGTGCGTATTACAGACCAGCAGGCATGCAAGCACCACAGAATGCACCTACTGCACCAGCATCGTCAACACCGACACCAACAGCAACACCAACGCCAGTAGCGGCTCCAGTAGTCGAAACAGCACCTGAACCAACAGTTGCTCCTGCTCCAGAAGTAGCTACTGCACCAGCACCAGCACCAGAGCCAGTAGCAGAAACAGCGGCGGCTCCAGCAGGTGGTTCAAAAGCGGAAGACATTCTTGCAATGATCCGCTCAAGAGGCAAGTAATAAGTAGTTAGTGGCATGGGCGGTAAGTAATTTACCGCTCAGTCTCTTTGGATAACTAACATTATGAAAATAGCAATCACTGGACACACTTCTGGTATAGGTCAGGCATTAGCAAAGATATACCAATCTCAAGGTCACGAAATAGTAGGCATTAGTAAACGTGACGGAAATAATATTCAGAACATTCCTAGAACAATCGCTTTAATTAAAGATTGTGATTGGTTTATTAACAATGCACAATACGGTTATTGTCAAACTGATCTTATGTTTGCATTATATAAGTTATGGAAAGGCCATGAAGGTAAGCAAATAATGGTTATAAGTACGGCAATGACTCTTAGCCCTGTTAGTACAAAACCAACAGTTGAGTATGAACAATACTATAATCAAAAGAAAGCACTTGAAGAAGCAACTAAAGTTTTAGCACATAAAGATTATTGGCCGCAGATAACAATGGTTAAACCAGGTGAAGTACACACTGGTGACCACAGTGGTCCAATGGCAGTTGATGTTAACTTATGGGCTGAACAGTTAGTCAAGTGTTTAGATGTTAATTCTAAATTAAAAGTATACGAAATTACACTAGGGCCTAGTTACATTGGACAGTAAAAAATATATAACTAATCGGGCATTTTGTCCTCTAGCTTGGACAGGAATATACGTTGACGCCGGAGGTGATGTGCGTAATTGTATACGTAAAACAAATCATCAGTTGGGCAGTCTAAGAGATAACTCGATACACGAAATATTATCTAGTGATAAAGCAAATGATATACGAACACGCATGTTAAAGGGAGAGAAGGAACCTACCTGTGAATGTTGCTATAAGCTAGAAGAAGGTAAGAAAAGTTTTGATATAATCAGTGACAGAATATACTATCTTAAAGAACTAAAGAATGTTCCGTTTGACACATATGAAGACCCAAAAAACTTTGATCTAAGAAAAATTGATGTACGTTGGTCAAATCAATGTAATTTTGCTTGCGTGTATTGTGGACCAATGTATAGTAACAAGTGGGCAAAAGAAGTAAAGCTACCAATAAAGGCACTTGATAGTAAAGGTGAGAGATTAACTGAAGTAAAAGAATATATTTTAGAAAATATTGAGCAGTTAGAAAATGTTTACTTTGCAGGTGGTGAACCTTTGCTGATGAAACAAAACGAAGAAATTATACAAGCACTGTGGGAAAGAAATAGGAATGTACAAATTAGAGTCAACACTAATTTAAGTAAAACAGGAACACCTATATTTGAATTATTGTGTAAGTTCCCTAATGTACATTGGATACTAAGTGTAGAATCAACGGACGACGAGTACGAATATATACGTACTGGTGGTACTTGGTCTGATTTTGTAGAAAATCTAAGCGTACTGCAAAAACTAGATCATAAAATTAGTTTTAATATGTTATGGTGTTTGTTCAACCCCTGGTCATTATTTACAACTATTGATTACTTTCAAGGTTTAGGGTTTCAGAATAATAGTTTTATTATAGGACCAATTGAAACACCTGTATGGCAAGATGTTAGGCAGTTTAACAAGACCACACGTGACGAGCTAGCCAAAGAACTAGAGAAAAGAATACAAGAAAAACCGGGGTATCTACTAGAAGATGGATACCACAACTTGTTAAAACATATCAAATCTCCTTTTACAAGAGATACAGACTATGTGTTAAAAGAATCAAACGATATGGATCAACGACGCAATTTAGATGCTAAGAAAATATTCCCTAAGGTATTTCAATGCTTACGAGACTAGATGACATACTGTACCCAAATAAAGTAGAAGTTATAGATTTTAGTTCTATAGGAAAATTCTTTTACCCAGTATTTAAGTGTGGAAATTCAACTCTTAGGTATGCCGCAGAAGATCAAAAATTTAGAACATTAATCAATGAACAGATACGCAAATTAGATTTGATTGATGTTTTTGTTAGAGATCCTCGTGAAAGGTATCGCAGTGCTGTACAGACTTATATGTATTACATGGAAAAGGAAAATGCAGACTTTGATACTGTATACTATTATTTAAGACAAGGGATAATGTTAGACAGACATCTCGTAGGACAATTTAACTGGATTATTAATTTAGCAAGATATATGAATCCACAAGCAAAGATTCAATTTCATAGTATGGCTATGTTAGATCAATATTGTAAAGGTCTCAACCTAGTAGCAGATAAGTTAACTACACTAGATGATCAACTGCTAGATGAGCTAGTAGATAATCCTTTATTAAAAAATCAATTTAGTTTGGATCAAATTATATTAGACGAACTGGTAGGTGATAGTTGGACAGTAAAACAAATAATAAATCATCTTAAAGAAAGAGACTTGACGGCATTCACGGCTATCATAGGAAAAGCACATCATGTATTGTCCAAGATTTAAACACTTTGCTAGGTTAAATGAAGACGGTACAACTAGTCGTTGCGGTCATATGGTTGACGCACCTAGGTTCAAAACATTTGATGAATTAGAATCTAGTGAATGGAACAAACAACTACAAACTACAGAACAATGGCCTATAGAATGTGTTAGGTGTCAAACAACAGAGCAAACATCAGGACAAAGTATTAGAATAGATAGTAAAAAGAAACACGAATTATTAAAGAATTTTAAGGACGACTATCTGGTCATAGGTGGTGTCTTGGACAACGTATGTAATTCAGCATGCCAATTTTGTTGGGAAGGATTGTCAACTACAATAGGTAGTTTAAAGAAGAATATAATTAAATTAGAGAATGTTACGGCATTTGATAGTTTACCACAAGATAGAATTATAGAATTAGACATTAATGGTGGAGAGCCAAGTTATAGTAAGAATTACAAAAAGTTATTGAATAACTTACCACCCAATGTTAAGATAGTTAGGATAAACACTAACGGAACACAGGTAATACCTGAAGTAAAGCAACTAATAGAGAATAAAGTTAAAGTTACAATTACGCTGAGTTTTGATGGGACTGCATCAGTTAATGAATACAGTCGCTGGCCGGTTAAATGGAAAAAATGGGACCAGGTAGTCAAAGCGTATAAACAATTAGCAGATGAAAGTAATTTAATTGAAATAGGATTTTGGAGTACATTGAACGTGTTTACTATAGCAGATTTAGAAAACATGTTACGGTACGCAGACTCAGTAGGAATACCATTTAGTTATGGTGTCTTAGAGTTTCCAGAGCAGTTGAGTATAAAATATACAAATTCGTTTACGTTAATAGCCAAAGAGCTTTTTAAAAAAACGGACATATTGTTGCTCAAACAACTTGAACCTTTGGTTGCTTCAAGTTATAATAATGAAAAAGAATTAGTAGAGTTTATAACTGAGCAAGATAAACTACGTAAGATTAGTTATAAAGATTACTTTGATATAGAACTAGGAGAATAACATGTCGTCAAAACCATTTGATGTAAGTAAGTTTAGAAAGAGTATTAGTAAGTCAATACAAGGGTTATCAATTGGATTCAATGATCCAACAGATTGGGTGTCTACAGGCAACTACGCCCTAAATTATTTAATCAGCGGCGACTTTAACAAAGGTATCCCATTAGGTAAGGTAACAGTTTTTGCTGGAGAATCAGGTGCAGGTAAGAGTTATATCTGTTCAGGTAACATTGTTAAAGAAGCACAAGAACAAGGAATCTTTGTAGTATTAATTGATTCAGAGAATGCACTTGATGAATCTTGGTTACAGGCCTTAAAGGTTGACACTAGTTCAGAAAAACTACTTAAACTTAACATGGCTATGATTGATGACGTAGCAAAAACAGTTAATGACTTTATGGTAGAATATCGTGCTATGAACGAAGAAGAAAGGCCTAAGGTATTATTTGTTATTGATTCGTTAGGTATGTTACTAACTCCAACAGATGTTGCACAGTTTGAAAAAGGTGATATGAAAGGTGACATGGGTCGTAAACCTAAAGCATTAACATCATTGGTACGTAATACTGTTAACATGTTTGGTAGTTGTAACGTTGGCATGGTGTGTACTAACCATACATACGCATCACAAGATATGTTTGATCCAGATGATAAGATATCAGGTGGACAAGGTTTTATTTACGCTTCAAGTATTGTAGTAGCAATGAAGAAAATGAAACTGAA